CCGTTATGACGACCTTCGCCAGGTTACCGCGAGCCAGCCACACCGCCATGCAGATGACGGTGTTAAGCAGCAGATCGCCGAGGTTAACCTGAACGTAGTGGCCGAGCAGAATGTTGAAGGCATTGAATCCGGCGGCGAGGATGACAAGATAGGCCAGTACCGCGACACTCAGGCGATGACGCTTTCCATCCTTCCGGAAAAACATCAGCCTGACCATGATTAACAAGCAAACTATGGCGTTTGCATCCATCAGAAGAAGCTGCCATGTCATTTATCTTCCTCCCCCAGCCCCGGCATCTTCCCGCTTTTGGATTTGCGGAGAATACGCAGCAGGACTGCCACGGAAATAGAAGCAGTGACAATTGCACCGACAGCTGGCGTTACCTCAATGCTGGCCGGTGGCTTCATCAGGCTTAACGGCGTGTTGATGATTCCGGCCATGATTTTCGCCATGGGTATGGAGAAGAACACGCCACTGATAAACGATATCAGCGCAAAGATAGCCTGCTTCCAGAGTTGATGGGGATCTGAGGTCAGAACGTATAGCGCCGTTCCGGCGAGTGATCCGAGCATCACTGCTGGAGTCGCCTCCGGAAACAGCGTGGCAAAGGTTACACCGACTGATGACGATGTAAGACCAACGCCTACGATAGTGAAGGTCTCAGACATATTTATTCCGTGTGTAGTTGGTTCAGGCCCTCGGGACGATTTAACAAGTAGGCGTGTCGATGATGGTTCCCGGGGCCTGGAATAAAAAACCCGGCGACAGGCCGGGAAGACGAGGGTAAGGCAATGTCGGCTCTCTGGCCGAAGGGTCCCAGGTAGTGGGTTTGGTTTGTGGTGGCCGGCGCTGATCTCCGGCTTGCTGCGACTGCCTACAGCGGGCTACGTGGCCACACCGAATCCAGCGAAAGATTCTTGCCCTTGCGCATCAGCCTGCGCATTCACCACAACGGACAGAGCACTGAGCATTTCGTTGGCGCTCCATGCGGCTGCGTGGGTTGGGTTATGAGCCCTTCACGCCAATGCTCTTTCCTGTTGTGAAGATACGAAAAAGCCCAAGGCGTTAACCTCGGGCTTGAATTCTTTGTGTCGACAATCAAAGCTATGGCGACGATATCAGATTTACATGAAATGTATGCTATTTAATTGACTTTTGCAATACCCTGCTGCGAAAAAGTCGTCTTTTGTTGTGATCGTGTTCTCACAGTGCAGATAAGAGAATCGCCATCAAGCCGCTTAAAGATGGTGCACATGGCCCGCCAGTAGTCGGCGTAGTTATGGCACCAGTTATCAGGCTTAACGCCGCACAGGGCCGCCAAGTCCTGATGCTGATACACATCCCTACCCGCCAGCTGCGCTTTGACGTCCTGCGCCGCCAGCCATATCAGTTTCTTCAAGCGCTCCATAGTCTTGCCGGCCACTTTCTTCGCGCCGAGCTGTTCCCGGAACTCTGCCCACGCCCACTGGGTTATCGCCACCTGGTATTCGAAGCGGATATTCTCGCTGTAGTTCCACAGCAGCCATGCTTTCTGGTGGTCTTCCAGCGACAGGACAGCGCGGCGCCACGATGCAGTCACGAACTCAACCGGGCCGACCAGCGCGATTGACGATCCCTTGGCCCGGGACTGGTTACCGCTCATCGCCGGGCCGTCCGGATTAACTTTGCGTCCGGTGACCGGATCGGTGATTTTCTTCCGGCCCCGGCTGCGCGCCGTCGCGGTGAACTGCGCGTTTTCGGCGAAAGCTACCAGCTGGCCTTTGGTCGCCCCGCTCAGATCTGCGGTCGCCACAATGAGCTGCTGACGTACGTATTCCAGTTGCTGACTGTTCATGCGGCTTCCTTCTGTGGCTGGTTGGTTTTGGTCTGGCTGTGCTTTTCTACTGGCGGCATGCTGGCGCGCTTAACGCTTTCGGCCTGGTACCGGAGGAAGTCGGTGTGGTTCATTCGGCCTCCTGCTGTTTCAGTACGCGAAGGTCTGCCCTGGCCTTGGCACGGATGCCATCCAGTTCTTCACGGGTGTATCGGTGGGTTTCGTTGTTGGATTCCAGCGCCAGCACGCGCTCTTCGCCGATCAGCTCGACCAGCGCGGAGCGGTACGCCTCAATGTTCCCGGATTTGTGAACGTTGCAGGCGGAGCACTGGAGCCAGATATTGTCCGGGTTAAAGCGAAGCTGTGGCGCGGCGGCCGTGGTACGGTAATGACCGGCATGCCAGGCGAAAGCTGCCTTGGTTCCGCAGGAGATGCAGCCGTGCCCGGCGGCCAGCAGCACTTCGCGACGCCAGTCGTTGAAGGCACGCTGAGTCATCTGCACCCAATGACGGATAGGTTTGAGCTCGCTGCGTCGTGCTGAGCGCCGTTGGCGACCTGCCTTCTCTTCGGTGCGCTGGCGCTGCGCTTCCTTCTGCTTAGCGGTTTCACGGGCTCTAGCGGTCTGTTCTTTGCCGATCGCGCTGGCGCACTCGAAGCTGCAAACAATTTGTCCATCCCGTACCGGGTGAAACCACTGGCGACAGGCTTTATGGGCGCACTTGCGGCGCGGTAACTTAGCCATGTGCCCTCCGTGCCGCGAGACGCAGCCATTTCTGATCCACCAGACTGGCGGTGTAGTCTTTCAGGGTCGGTATTTCGGACGGCTTAACCGCGGGCTTACGCTTGCGGCGCGCCGGAACGCGAAAGATTTCGTTGGTGATGACGCGGGAAAGTGGGCTACTCATTGCGCTCACCCCAGCGTTTTGCCCATTCAATTTCGAGGCGAGATTTTTCGCTGAACTTGACGTTCTGCTGAGTGCCAAACCAGTAGATAGCCTCAATCACCTCTACCATCTGGCGGACGGTCATCTTGCTTGTTCGCTGTCCGAACATCACAACGCCACCATCAAGGCCAGGGGCCATGCGCTGTTCTTGTTTTTTGGACTTGGCGACCATTGCAGTGATCAGGTCTTTCCAGTCATCAGAATCGTACTTGTTGCCGAACCACGTAACCTGGTCGGAGAGGTCTTTAAGCAGCGGCCACATTTTTTTGTTCTGATCGAGGGTGCGGGTCATCTCCTTGATATCGAGAACTAACGGGCGCTTGGCGTCCACCGGTAGCTCCCGGATGAAGTTGATAGCGTTTTGCTTGATAGCGTCGTTGACGAGATGGAACTGCTGCCTCATACGCCACCTCCGAGAGGTAACGCAGAATGCAGAAAATCGCAGGTGCATTTCTGCATCTGTGACAAGGTGAGGAGTTCAGATTGTGGTCGCATTTAAGTCCCCTTAAATGCGCAGAAGTCACCGGAGTTGTTCAGGCTCCGATGACATGATTATGGCTGGTTGATTCTTTAAAATCAAAGCTTCAAAGATTTTATTTTTTCGTGGCAAAAAGTGTGAAGATTGGGTATCCATCATGCATTCTGCCAGCGGTAGCGTCATGACTAATTTGTCTGGGCTGTGGAAATTCTTGGTTGGTAATAACCTCTATCATGCGCTCCGCTACTTCTATCGCACTCTGTCCGGTGATGACCTGAAAATCACTTGAGACAACATCATCATCCCTGGTCTGCATATATAAATAAAACTGCTCAGCTATGACATGGATGAAATCTTTATCATCAACCTGACTATAAAAATCACTCACTTATTATCCTCCTGCTTCAGATAAACCGGATCGCTACCTTTCGGTAAAGTTATCGACTTCTCGCGATAAAACTTCAGGCGCTCAAGGAAGTAATCGCGCAAATGCTCAGGCTGCTCGCGCATCACCACTTCAGCGATAACCGGCATGTTCAGGCGCTCTTTGTAGGCCACACCGGACGCTGCAAGATCGACGTTAACCTTATCCTGATCGTCTTTCGGCTTTGATGCGATATTGAATCTACTCATTTTTAATCGTCGACATATCGCACATCTAAAACTACATTTCCTTCAAGGTCCTTTCTCACAATATGGACATTTTCCTTAAATGGAGGCTTTGTCTGCTCGATAACAGTAACTGTGGCTGTGCCAATTTTGTTCTGATTATCGTCAAGGACAATGTAATTTCGGTCAATGCGGCTCGCTAAATGCCCCCTTCTGAAGGTACCGTCGTCCATAAGAGTGTAGCCAGCTTCAAGATTCATTTTTTCTTTAAACATAAAACCCCCTCGGTTATTTGAGGGGATTATAGATCACTTCTGCTGCGGTGATGCTGCTATCATCCGGCGATACACATCGTAAGTTCCGAATTGTTCATCACCAGCCTCAAGCATTTCATGGGTGGGTTCTTCTGGCACCATCACCCAACCATCCGGAGTCACCGGAGAGTTGCCAGTCTTCATATATCCGCTGTGCGCGTCAGCGTCATAATCCAATATGCTTGGTCGCTCACTTTTCTCACCAATGAGGTAACGGACGCGATCGGCGGCATAGAGTACGCGGCCTGGGTATTCAGAACGGTCAATGGTGAACCCATTCATGCAGCGGCCTTCGCCTTTGCGATGCAGAATTGCTGTCCAGTTAGCCTTACCATTGCTCTCAGGCATTGCACCGTACCAGACTGTTAACTCAGGCTTGCCATCGGCACCCTGAAGCATGGCGGCCTGATAGCGCTCAAGTTTGACATATTCCTGCACAGACCATCCCATTACTCTACAATCCGATGCCTCAGCATCATCCTTTGTGAAAGTTGTCGACCTGCCGCCAGGTACGGTTACCTCGTAGAGGTCTGCTACCGGCTTAAACTGCGTGGCTGTTATGGTACCCTCATTGGCGAGGGCACCATCCGCTTCGAGCGATGCCAGCGCAATCTTCATCGCAGCAAGCGCATTGGCCGCGTCTTCGTTTACTGCGCCTGCCGTCGCATCGCGCTCTTCTTCAAGCTCTGCGATTGTCTTCAGGAGCCATTCTTTGGTTAATGTCATGGGTTGCTCCATTCATCTTCAATCGCCACGCCAAGGCGATGCAGCCAGTCAGCCAGTTTAAGCATTGATTCCCTGTCGCTTAGTCCGCTGGGGAAATCGTCCAATGCGACAACGGGTTTGAATGCACCATATCGATCGCGATCGATAGTAACGTATTGCTCCAGGGTTGTTTTGCTAACGCTGGATGTGTGCCTTACGAGATACTTTGAAAACCTGTCCCGCTTGTCAGTGTCATATTTGTACTCAACAAGTGTCATGCTGCTGCTACG